GGTTAAAACTAATGCTAATGAAAAACGTAATAGTGTCGACCACAACGATTTTTTAAGAAACTATGGAAAGGAGAAAGGATTTTATGAAAGATAAAGTAGAAGACACTGGAGCGAGTATGTTTTTCGTAATGATAATGGTATTGACTATTATGTTTTGGGGAGACCCAGATATCCACGATGCAATCATAAAATATTTGATGGGTGGGATGTAATGTTGATATCAGAATACTATAAACCAAATGATGGTTCTGCTCAAGTAAGACAGAACCCAAAAACGAAAGAATACTTCATTATTTACTTTGCTGAGGATGGTCAAATTTTTGATTCAGAAAAGTTTCCTGACAAGTCATTAAGATATGTTGAGGATGCTGCAGAAAATTATGCTCTAGGAATTAAAATATTATGAATATACACTGCTTAAAAGAAAAACAAATTTTAAAAATCATCGAAGCACTAACTCTTATTAATGATAGGGAAACTGCTAGTATAGTATTTAAACAATACTCTGAACAGAAGAAAGGTGGACCTTGGAAGAAACGATTACGTGAACAAGGTTTTTGTATTTAAACTTTACTTCTTGTCTAAATAGGGGTATAATATAATATAATGCAATACGAGGAATATGATGAAAAAGAATTACAAATTTAATGAAGAAAAAGGTTGCTACGAATTTTGTGGTAGTAGGACTTGCGAGTTACAAGAACAATTGAAAGAAGGGGATGGTCCTCATAAGATTTGTTGTGGTTGTATTGAAGAGTATGAAGGTGAAACACCTAATATAAAAGAATTGAAAGGCACATTACAAATTCGTAAAGAACGAGTAGACGAAGGTAGATGCAAATTTGAAAAGAATGCGATGTCAGATTTGTTGAGGTCATTTACAGCAACAGTTGTGTTTGAAAAGAAAGACGGAACTGAACGCACTATGGAATGTACGTTGCTTGAGAAGTTCTTACCAAAACGTGCTAACGTTGTAGATGACGACTCAGTTGAATATGAAACAAATCCTCATCCAGAACTAATAACTGTATGGGATTTAGAGAAGAAAGGTTGGAGATCATTCAAACTCAACACCGTTAAGTCATTCGAAGTAGCATAATATGGCATTAAATATTATTGATGATACTGAAACAGTAGAACTTGGTCCAAGTAAAGATGGCACGTATGATGGTGCTATGGGTGGAACTGAGTTAATGAATAAAGCATTATACGAAAGAGTAGATAATGATTTACTTGATGAGTTTTATATTATCAAGTCAAGAGTAAGTTGGACTGATAAGGATAAACCTAACGTGTTATGGTTACACGATACTTGGGACGATCCGGAAGTACAACATCTTAAAGAACAAGAGAGCAGAGATAGGTTTGCTAAACTTGTATTTGTGTCTAATTATCAACTGGCAACATATAACTTGGCATTGGGTGTTCCGTATGCCAATGCTATTGTATTACGAAATGCTATTGACCCAATTGAGTATAAAGAAAAGGATAAAGACGTTGTCCGTATTATCTACCACACCACTCCACATCGTGGACTCAATCTTGTAGTTGCAGCAGTTAAAGCAATTGCTGAAGAGATGGGTGATAAAATTCATCTAGACGTGTATTCGTCATTCGAAGCATATGGTTGGAAAGAACGTGATAAACCGTATGAAGATTTGTTTGAAGAAATTAGACAACATCCTAATATGACATATCACGGGTTTCAATCTAATGATGTTGTTCGCAAAGCATTACAAGAAGCACATATCTTCGCATACCCAAGTGTATGGCCAGAAACAAGTTGTATCAGTGCGATTGAAGCAATGAGTGCTGGTTGTGAGGTAGTATGTCCTAACTTCGCAGCACTACCAGAAACGACTGGTAACTTTGCTCGTATGTATCAATTCAATGAAGATATGGGTGAACACGCAAACGTATTTGCTAATCATTTATTTCAAGCAATTATTGAGCATCGTGACGAGAACTTACAAAAGAAATTAATGTTCCAGAAAAATTGGGTAGATAACTTCTTTAATTGGGATCTACGTGCAGCAGAGTGGACGGACATGCTTAAATGCATTAAAAGGTAGATATGGACAATAATTATGAGATAATCTCTGATATATCATCTAACGATTTTAGGGATTATATAACAAACGAAATATTCTGGAATTGGAAGTGGGGGTTTACTATGGATGATGCTCCAGACACAACACCCCATTATAGAAAGGAAGCAGAAGGAAGAATGCTTTCTGATACTGGCTGTGTGATAACATCATTTTGTGACGAGAGGACTCCTGATCAAAACGATTATCATTTCAAACTGAATAATTTTGCTGAGTATTTGTCTAAGGCAATATTGAAAAGAACTAAATGGGAATACTCAGACCTCTCACTAAGAAGATATTGTTGGAATTATTATAATGCAGCATCTAGTGGTGTTTGGCATACAGATTATGTTATCGGTCGTGTCGGAACACAAGACCATAATGGTAATACAAAAAACCATCTAAGTGTTTTATATAACTTTTCAGATGATGGTGCGACTATCATCAAAAATGGTGATGAAGAAATATATATTCCCAGTGTCCCTGGAGAAGCAATATTATTTGACTCATTCGCAGAACATCGTGGAGTCGGTCCACTAAAATCAGAAAAACGGTTTGCCTTAAACATGGTATTTTCGTATTCAGAAAGAACCCTAAGATAAACTTGACATTTATCACAATCTAACGTATAATATAACTAAAGAGGAGAAAGTATGACCAGTTGGGCAAACTTAAAAGAGAAAATCAAAACGAAATTTCAAAAGAAACCGAACTATGAAGAACTATACAATGCCGAACGTAGAATTGCCGAGTCGTGGGAATTCCGATACAATAAGTTATACAGACAATTAAACGCAATACTAAAGGAGGGTGAAAATGGGTAAACGTAAACCGATGACTGCTGAACAAAAGAAAGCGGCAGGTGAGAGATTATCATTAGCAAGAGAGAAAAGGTTAAAGGCAAATCCACCACAGTATAAGAATATTCATCCAAGTGTATTGGAACTTGACGATAGTGATAAGATGTCAATGCAAAGTATCAAAGGTTGGATTAAACATCAACGTGACTTGCTAAAGACTGAACGTTACAATCATCGTAAGGGTGATAAGAAAGCACTCGCCAAGTTGGGTGGCATCCAAGGTTATATCCGTCAGTTACAATACTATCTAGAGAATGGTGACTATGTATCAATGTATTTTGGTGAGGATGAAGATAAACCAGTTGTTCAACATTGTCTTGCTATGGCATATGATGAAGATGGATATGCTAAGAGAACTATTGGTGTGATTTATAATGACATTGGTGCTGTTTGGACTAAAGAAATGGATGACGATAAGAGAGGTAAGTTTTGATTTTCGTCGACTTCAGTCAGGTAATGATTTCAAACACAATGATACATCTAGGCAAAACTCAAACAACTGTAGATGAAGGTATGATGCGTCATATGATTTTGAATAGTTTAAGAATGACTAAGAACTCATATGGTAAGAAGTATGGTGACTTAGTTATCTGTGTTGATGATAGAAGTTATTGGCGACGTGACATATTCCCTTATTACAAGGCACATCGTAAAGAGAACCGTGATAAAAGCATAGTTGATTGGAATCAAGTATATGGTGTACTTAATAAGATTCGTGATGAAATTGCTGAAACGTTCCCTTACAAAGTTATTCAAGTAGAGAAAGCAGAAGCAGATGACATCATTGGAGTGCTATCAAAGCATTTTGGAACTGTACTAAATAATGAATCTACTGAAAGAAACTTAATCTTATCCAGTGATAAAGACTTTGGTCAGTTGCAGAAGTTTGCTAACGTTGACCAATATAGTCCTATCACTAAGAAGTGGTTGCGTATTGACAACCCTAAAGACTTTCTAATGGAGCATATCATTCGTGGTGATAGAGGTGACGGTATCCCGAACTTCTTATCTGCGGACAGTGCTATCATTAGTAAGATTAGGCAGACTGCTATTGCTAAGAAGAAAGTTGAAGTTTGGTTGAAACAGAAACCTGATGAGTTTTGTGATGAAGGTATGTTACGAAACTACAAAAGGAATGAACAGTTAGTTGATTTAGAAATGGTACCAGAAGCAATATCTACTGCTATCATTGATAAGTTTAAGAATTACAAAGTCCCAGAACGCAGAGGACTATTGAATTATTTTATTAAAAACAAGTTGAAGAACTTGCTCGATTGTATCCAGGAGTTTTAATTATGACAAAAACATTTTACGAAATCTTCAAAGAGGTTCACAATGCTAAGAAGAAGAAAGACAAGATAGCAGTACTACATCATTACAGCAGTGCTGCGATGAAGACTATTCTGGGTTATACCTATGATCCACGTATCAAGTGGTTGTTGCCTGAGGGAATTCCACCATATAAACCATTACCTAAAGGTGCTGACCAAGAATCAGCATTAGCATCTGAGTTAAGAAAGATGTATATGTTTGTTGAAGGTGACACTGATACTCAACGTAACTTAAAACCAAGTCGTAGAGAAACATTATTCATTGCGATGCTTGAGTCAATCGATCCACGTGATGCTAAAGTATTAATTGGAATGAAAGAACGTAAGCAACCGTTTAATGGTTTAACACGTAAGTTAGTAGAGGAAGCATATCCAAACTTAACTAAGGAATGGTAACGTGAGTATAATCAAACCAGCAATCATTATTGGTAATGGCCCGAGTCGTAATATTATTGACTTAGAGAAATTAGTAGGTAAAGCACCATTATATGG